AAATCAACGGAGGGTTTAAAATATAAGTTCCAGCAAAACAAAGGTGCTACTGATGCTGCAACTCAATCTTTGATAAACTTATCAAGAGTTGCACAAGATGCTCCTTATGGTATACAAGGTATTGCCAACAACTTAAACCCATTGTTGGAGTCATTTCAAAGATTAGGAGAACGTACAAAAGAATCTGGAGGGGCATTTAAAGCCTTAAGAGAAGCTATGATTGGTCCAGCTGGTGTTGGTCTTGCCGTTGGTGTTTTATCATCCGTTCTTGTTAAATATGGAGATGCTATTGTTGATGCAATGTTCAAGGTATCTGACTTTGAGAAAGCACAAAAAGCGATGCGAGATGCGTTGTCCGAAAGTGTGAAATCTGTTGCCGATGATATTGCTAAAAATGAGGCTTTACTTGCGGTTGTTACAAATTTAAACGAGTCAACTAAAAACAGACAAGCTGCATTAGATCAATTAAAAGGCACATACAAGGGTAACCTTGAATTGCAAAAGATGGACATTGAGGATGGTGCCAAATTGATTAATATGATTAATCAAATATCGGAGGCACTATTAAGAAAGGCTAAGATTGAGGCTTACGCTAAATTAATTGCAGAGGAACAAGCAAAAATTACAAGAGATCAAATTGCAACTGTTCAAGAACAAGTTGATAAACTTAGTATTTGGGAAAAATCAATACAAGTTGTAACTGGTGCATTTAAAAATATAGGAACGGCAAACGTTGGGATTGCATTAAACTTGATTGATAATGGATTACAAAAGAATCAACAAGAAATTAAAACATCAACAAATGTTGTTAATACATTAACAGAATCTTTAAAGAAATTGACACAAGAGTCTGTTGCTGCTGGGGATGCAATGACAATTTCAACAACGGCTCCAAAGAAAGTTAGAGAAAAAAAATCAAAACTTAAGTTTACCGAGCCAGTTCTTTATGATGCTGATTTGGAGGAATTAATAAGAAAACAAGATAAAGAATTAGGCATTGGAGGTCGACCAAACTTATTGGGAGACACATTCTTAACGGATATAGATAAAAACAAACCAGCAAGTAAATTAGGTTTTTCTACTGGTAAAAAAGAACAAGATCAATGGTTTAAGGACACAAAAGATAATTTTGAGGAACTTAATAAACAAGCGTTAGATTTTGCTAATACTATCTCAAATACAATCACAAACTCAATTATGGGTATGTGGGATGCTTTACAACAAGGCACTCCAGTTCTTGAGGCTTTAGGAAATATGTTTTTAGATTTGGCTAAACAGATTGCAGCTGCTGCCATTAAAGCTGCCGTGTTTGCAACTATCTTAAACTTTATACCTGGTTTGGGTGGTGCTGCATCAGCTGGAGGTTTTGGCGGTATTTTTAAAGCAATATTAGGTTTACCAGTTACTAAAAATGCAGAGGGTGGAATTACAGATGGCCCATCTTGGGGATTGATTGGCGAGGGTAACGAAAGAGAGGCAATTATGCCTTTAAGCAAATTAGGTTCTATGATGCAAAATACATTTAATGCTGGTGCAATGAGTGGAAATGCTGCTGGTAGTGGTGGATCATTTGTTTTGAGAGGTAATGACTTAGTGTTAGCTTTGAATAGATCAAATTATTCATTAAATCTAAGGAGAGGAGTATAATGGCATACGCAAACAAATACAAGATAACTTTTGCTACTAAAACAAGCAAAACGGCTTATTTATACTTACAAGAGGATAATTATACTGGCACAGTTTATGAATATCCAGGAATAGATTTACAATTACAATATTTGCCTCAATCGGATGATCCGTTTGAACCAATCTTTGCGAGTCAATTAGGAGTTAGCATAGATGTTACAGATGATTTGGCTAATATGCCAAACTTTACAACTGCCGATGACCGCAAATATTTTGTTAAATTATATTTAGGTGCTGACTTAGAATGGACTGGCTTTACAATTAGTGATGATGTTCAACTAAGTTTTTCTACTGGTCGTAAAGGTTTAACATTTAACTGCGTGGATGGGTTGGGTATGTTACAAAGTTTGATTTTACCAATTCCAAACACTGTTGATATTAATGACCTACAAACTTTGCTTTATTATTTAAGAACGGCTTTGAATACTTTGAATTTGCCGACAACTCCAAATATTATTACGGCTTGTTCTTATTATGCAGCAACAATGACTAATAGAGGCACAAGTACAAGTGCTGATCCATTTGCTCAAGCATATTTGCCATATAGAACATTTTTGGATGGTGCTTACAATTATCTTAATTCATTTGATGTTATTAAAAATATCCTAAAATCATTTGGTTGCCGTTTATTTATGGCGAGTGGCAAATGGTGGATTGTGGCAATCAATGAATTTGCAAGTGAAAATGTTGCATATACCGAATACACATACGCTGGGGCAGTTGCAGCAAGTGGAACATTTAATAAGTTAAGTGTAATTCAAGGTTATACTGGCAATACAAGTGGTTTATTCTTTACCGAGAATAATCAAATGAAATTGTTAAAGAAAGGTTATAATCGAGTTGAGTCATTAAAAGTCGTTGAGGCTCCAATTAACTTTTTTTCTAATGGTAATCTTAGACCAAGTTCAAGCGACATTCCATCTAACTGGTTGGCTGCTTATAATGGTTCTGGTTCAAGTTATACAATACAAGATGTAGCTACTAACGCAAGTGCAACTTATAAATTGGTCAAATCAAATGTGACTGGTGCTTATGTTTGGATTGTATCAACTGGTATGCCATTTGTAAACGGAGGAGAGGTTTTGAACTTTAAATGGACATATTTTTCACAAGATTTAAGTGGTTATAGAGGAAACGTTTATATTAAAATAACTGGGGCAACTCAAACATATTATTGGGATGGAACTCAATGGAGTACAAATGCGAGTTTAAACAATTTCTCGGTTCCAGCTTATTCTGGTGGATCAACTGATTATTTAAACGATTATTCATTTAGTACAACACTTTGCCCAATACCTGGTGAACTTTACTTTAAATTAGAGTTGGAGGCTGGTACTTGTAACAATATAGAAGTAGGCAATTTTATTCTTACAATGAGACCTTTACTTAAGGAGGTAAGTTATACGGCATATACAGATTCATCTAAACAATACACAAAGACTGTTGATATTCCTTATGGTTTTTATGCTGCTGGAACTTACGCAACCGATTTGGGTGCTTTGGTAAACTCATCAAATGCACCTTTGGTTGGATGGTATCAATATGGTAGGGCAACATCATACACAAGTTTGACTCAATTATTAATGCAACTTTATATCAATGTATTTGGTAAAAACATCATAAATATTGATTGTAATTTGACAAGTTTTGACACAAATAATGGGTTATTAAATGCATCTAAGTTGTTTAAAGCAACCGATACTGATCCATCATCAATAAATGTGGCAAGTAACTCTTATATGTTAGGAAACTCAACAATTGATTATGTTGCCGATACGACTCAAGCCACTTTATTGCAGATTTCTAATACAGACATAACTTGTACTAATAGTTATGTAATTTCGTACAATACAATCGTTTAACAATGGCAGACAAAGTTCAAGGTCAAAATATAATTCTTTACAAGTCGGTAGGTTCTACCAACACACCATTTGCTTGTTCTACTAATTGTACTTTTAGCGTACAAGTAAGCCAAAAGGATGTGACAAGTCAATCATCTGCATGGTTTAACGAATATAAAATAGATGTAGCATCTTGGGGTGTAACTTGTGAGGGTTTAGTTACTTTAAGTAATTATTCATATAAGGATATGTTAAATACACAATTAGCACGAACTGCTATAAACGTTAAGTTTAGCATTGACAATGGTGCGGATGGATTTGTGATTTTAAGTGGTTCGGCTATTATTACATCAATTGGTATTAATGCACCATATAAGGACATTGCCACATATTCCATAAATCTTCAAGGGGTTGGGGCTTACACAATAACTTAGTAACTTTGACTTATGGCAGTTAAGGTAAATGGTAGTAATGTTATTTTGTACAAGATTGACACAAGTACAATTCCAGCAACGGAGACTCCATTTGCGTGTTCTACAAATTGCACATTTACAAGTCAAACA